ATGTCTCCCGCAGAAAAGGAGATACTTCGAGTAGGTCAAGATGACCCAAATATGATTTTGGGTTATTTTGTAAGACGACCTGGCGCAGAAGTAGGCTTTCAGCTAGATCATAACTTCACAGAAAAGGGTGCGTGGCAAGTGGATATGTGCCTTGCCTCGCAGACCTTTATGGTATCCATTACGGGTATTGGTGCTGGCAAAACCCTGGGTGTTGGCATGGCTGCCACCTACCATGGCATTGTTACACCAGATTTCAAGTTTCTAAATGTAGCCCGAGAGTCCTGGCAATCAGCATTGATGCACACTGCCATTCTCGAGCAAGCCAATGGCACACTCCTCGAAGAACTCATTGTAAACTCCCCCACTCGTCCTTATCCTAAGATTGTTCTTGAATACCTGCTCGATGGGCAGGTAATTCGTTCTACACTCGAGTTTATGAGCATTGGCGAGAAGGGCGAGGCTACCAACGTGTTCTCTTGGCGTGGTGATTGGATCAACGTTGATGAGGCGGGGCTTATTGATGAATTGGCTGGAGTTGTAGGCAACCTGTCCACTCGTGGTACTGGTGTAACCCCTACTGGTCGTGCTTATATTGGAAGGCTCTCACTTACATCCAACCCCTGGGAAAATCCTGACCTCTGGATACTTTACGATCTTGCTGTTGCAGATCCAATTGACTCAATCGCTTTCAACGTAGATACCAAAGATAACCAGAACATTACTGAAAAGCAGATCAAGCAGATTATGAAGTTGATACCGGAAGGTGTGGATAAGGATCGCTTCCTTACCTCCAAACGACCTGAGGGTGCAGGTAACTATTTCTCAAAAGAGACTGTTTCAAAATGTGAATCTACCATGTTATCTGATATGTACAAAGCGAGATATGCTGAGGAAAAGGACAAAGATAAACAAGACAGAATACCCGTAATAATTCAAAGTGCTCCTCATCTTGGGGTATGGCGATTACAGATGCCACCCAAAGAAGGAAGGATATACTTTGTTATTGGTGATCCTGGCATTGGTAGAGCACCATCCAGAAACGCACCCTGCTTGATGGTATTCGATGTTACGGATTGTCCTATGTCTCCTGCCACAATGGTAGCTTTTTGGTGGGGGGATGGTGGCAATTCAATTACTCCGTTTGTCACAAACCTGATAGAATGGATAGACCTTTATAAACCAATCTTCGCAGGTGTTGATAACACAGGTCCTCAAAAGAATACAGCAGAGCTCATCAACTTAGATTACATTTGGAATAAAGGCAAATCAATTGGTTCGATCACAGGACTTGATTTCTCGGGTCCAAGGAAGTATTCTTATTTAGTGGCTACTCGACTTTCTATGGAGAGTGGCATGATACTGTGGCCCTCCTTCTGCTATGGTATCGGGAGTCAATGTAGAAATTATGATCCTACGCTGGATAAAAGCGCATCTGCTAAACTTGCTCAAGACACTGTTGCTACGCTTTCCATGGCTGCTTTCGCTATTCGTGCACAATACGGAATCATCGAAGGATCAGACGATGGAGATGGAGAGGATGCCAGGAGTGGTAATGACCCCCCAAGATACCCTCGCGACCGCAATGCTAGCCGTACCGAAAGAATCGGTCAGGGACGACCCCCCGTTTGATTTCAACCGTGAGCAAAGATATGAACGTCCCTATGCAGTAAGAAAAGATTGACTTTCTCCAATTATTGGAGAATTTGTGGTAGAATGTTTTATGAAGTATCTTTCAGAAAAAAGAATACTTTCTGAAATTGAAAAATGTGATATTTTATGTGCTAATTGTCACATGATTGAAACTTACGGATAGGATGGTGCGCTATCTTTACGAATCTCGGTGACACTCTTCAAAATACCCTTCAGTCGGTCATAGAGGTAATCTCACCGTTTACTCTCTCAAACCTGCCAGGATTTCCATACATCCGTTATATGGCGCAGTTGGATGCCTATAAAGAATTGGATAGTTGGTACACTGGTGCCATTCTTCTTGTAGAGGTAGAAGATAAGAAGAACGGTAAGAAATATGAGAGATACCCCTTGAAACTGAACCCGATCAAGGGAACTTGCGAAAAACATGTCGCAACCCTATTCGGTCTGAACCTTGATAGTATCAACCCAGGTGGGCTTCCGGTAAAGATGAAGGTTGATCCTAAGTCCAAATTATCAGATAAAGAAAAAGAAACGATAGAAGATGCTCTGGAAACAGTATGGGAAGAAAGTGCTGGCGGTCCCTTGATGATTTCCAATGCTCTCATTTCTCAATATCTCGGCGGTTGTTGCTTTACTGCCTCGTGGCTTCCCGAAGATAACCGTATACGTATCAACAATCCAAATCCGAAAGAGTTTATTGGTATTCCGGATGGTAATGATTATTGGCATCTCCGTGAGGCTTGGGTCGTCAAAGAGTTGAACCGGATCGACCTAATCCAATATGGGTTCGACCCAGACCTCAAGGATAAACGCTGGCATTACATCGAACACTGGGAGAAAGACAAATACTCAGTGTCGATCAACAACCAACCTCTGCAAGTCTCAGGGGAACTTGCGAAAGGACCCAATCCATTCAAGACCATATGTGCCGTGTACATTCCACATATTCGCACATGGTCTTTTTATGGAAACCCTATCGTAACCGATGCGGTCAAAGGTCTTGTTCGTGAGCTCAACCTCCGGTGGGCAGATATTGGTGATGCAGTTTCAGAGGACTCTCATGGTTATCCCTGGGTACGCAATATCCGCGGGAATATCCGAGCCCTGAATTTGTTCGATGGACGTAACGTTTATGATCTTGGCTCTAATCCTGGCATGACAGGTAATGAGGCGAATCCCGAAATGGGAGTAGCCAAAGCGCAATCAGCCTCAGAACCAATGATAAAGCTAGGTGATAAGCTCTACGATATGTATCGAAGAGAAGTAAACCATCCTGGTATTGCAGATGGAGAAGATGAAGGCTCGCAACGATCGGGTACTACTTTGAGTGGTCGAATGTGGCCCCTGGCTTCGCACTCTGAACTCGAGCGTATCAATTGGACTACTGGCTTGAACACCTTCAATAGAATATTGTTGAAGATGATGGCTAATAAAGGTTTATTCGATATTACAGAGAAGATGGTAGATGCTCCTCTGTATGTGCAGTGGGCTCCGATGCTTCCGAAGGATCGTGATGCTCTTGTCAATGAAGTCGCCATTCGTGGCAATATCGGTCAAGACCCGAATGAATTGATCGAGTTGCTCGGTGATGAAGATGGAACCATCGTCAATCCTATGCAGGAAGGCGGAAAGGTTCCTCCCAAGAAAAAGTCGGGTAGTGATAGGAAGTCAAGTGTAAAGACACAGAAGAGTATCAAGGTACCAACTGATACCCATGCGCCTACCGGACAAGTTGGGAATGATTTGCACGATGCCTCCAATGTTGGAGAAGGCGGACCTGCTTATGGGGTCAGCGGAAGTAACTCATAGGAGAGAGATATGGCAGAAAAAAAGTTTATTCGTTACTCCCATCACGGTATGGATGTAGCAGTACGTGAGGACCTCAAGGGCACTCATCGTGACGTTTGTCTCTGCTACGATTGTGAAAAATTCAATCCTGGGCTTCCCGAAACAAATTGCCCTATTGCTAATATGCTCTATGGCATGAGTTTGATGACTGGAACCGTCACTCCTGTGTACGAGTGCCCTGTATTTCGCCAGGGAGAACGGTATCAGTTTACGACCGAAACAGGTCAGTAAGAGGTGAAGTATGGCTGCACATGTTGATGCAAAAGACCGCAAGGAACATTCAGCTACGGGCGATGGACGGTTTCCCATTGCCACTAAACAACAGGCTATTAGTGCTCTGAAGTTGCGAGGACACGCCAAAGACAAGTCCGAGCGCAGGGCAATAATTAGGCGAGCCGCCAAATTCGTACCCGCTATGGCGGCAAAGGCTCTCGAGGCTGATAAAAAAGCGGGACTAATTTAGTCAGTAAAGGAGATTTACCATGACAGAGCAATCCAAGTATGACGACAAATCCAAGGGTAAAACCTCGGAAGCGGACGGTCAAAACGGGACCACAGATTACAAGGCGAAGTACGAGGAAGCGCAAGACCTGCTTACTAAGAAAGAGAAAGAGTACACAGGCTTGCAGGGAACCGTACAAAAGAAAGACGATGCCCTGAAGGAAGCTCAAACCAAGTTATCGGAACTCACAGGCAGTCACGCCAAAGTGCAGTCCGATCTTGAGAAGCTTATGACAGAAAAAGAAACGCTATCTGGCACTCTAACAGAAAAGGAAATCGCCCTGGCTTCTTCTCAAACTGAAGCTGCTCGAGCGAAACTGATTATGAAGGAGTTTCCCGAACTTGCCATCTTTGAGTCAAAAGGCTTACTTCCTCAAACTGGACCGGATGATGACGAAACAAAGTTGAAGGAATTGTTTGGGAACTTCAAAACCACCATGGATGCCCTTACGGGCTCTGCCTCCAAGCAGACGAAAGAGAATATCCTGGCGGGTGGAAGTCCGAAACAGCCCGATACATCTGGTGCAGGACCCTCAGGCTCAACCGATCCAGCCGCCGCCCATCTTGCTTTGGCGCAAGCTGCCGCCCTCGCAGGCGACATGAAAACCTATGACAAGGAATTTTCCTTGTTCCAGGAAGCCAAGTATAAGAATAAGCCGCTGGAAAACAACCAGTAAGCAATCATTCTCATAAAGGAGATTTACCATGGCTTTTGAAGATTTTTATAATCAAAACCCTGTCGCAGTTGTGGATCAGAACCTTTGGACGGACAAAATCCCCGAAATTCTGATGCAATTCCAAACAGGTGCAACCATTTACACCCCTCTGATCGACTGGATGGACCGCAGTCAGCAAACTGGCGCGCAGTACAGCCAGTGGTTTGAGGTGCTCGAAGGTGAGCCCAACGTTGATGAAATTGCGATCAACGCTGAGTACATCCCCGAGCCGCAGGGTGTGGACTCTCGTATGCGCCAATTAACCGTGACTCGTTACGGTGACAAGGTGCAGTTGCACGAGAGCGAAAACGTTTTCCAGATGTGGAAACACTCTGGCGGGCGTGATTGGCGTCCTCTGCTCCGCGGTGTGCTGGGCAACAACGTCAAACGCAAGATCGAAATGCTTTCCCGTAATGCCTACCTGAAGTCCCCTCGGCAATTCTGGACCTATGGCGGGACTGCTACCAATTTGTCGGAACTTGACAGTACCTCGACCTTCGGGCTGGATATTGTCAATGCCTGGAATCTGCGCTTGGGCAACCTCGGTTCGCCCGTGATCCCTGGAACCGCAGCTTCCGTCAAATTGGCGATTCTGCCTCCTGGCGCAATCTTCGACTTCTTCACCTCCATCGCGAACTTTGGTGCTGGCGCGAAGAACGAAACTGCGCTATGGCGCGATGCCTTCGTCTATCATGGCGATGGGTTGCTGAAATACGAAATTGGTAGTTACAAGAATACCAAGTTCGTTGAGCACCCGAATGATCGCTATGGTATGAACAACAGCATTTTGTACAATGCTGGTAAGGTGTTTGATCAGTATATCGTCATCCAGGCGATCAACATGGGCGATGGCGCTCCTGATCCTCAGACCACAGCAGTTGATAGTACTTGGTTCGTTGGGCAGAAAGCTGCAACTCACTATCTGCAATGCAATGACGATGCCGACTTTACCAATCTGACCATCAACGATATTCTAACTATCCATATCAAGAAAAGTGCCTTGAATGGTGATTCTGATGGCGTGGACTTCCTGGATGGCAAGACAATCAACCGCCGACTTGTCGGTATTGATGACGTGAATTGCCGTTTGTCCTTTGATCGTCCTTTGATGTTCAACTACAAGGACTCCGCTACCCTTACTCCCAAGAGTGGAGATCCCGAAACCGCCTATGCCTACATCACTCGTGCTCAGCACGTTGGGTTTATCCTGACCCTGGGTTCTCGTGGTGGAATCATGGGTAACGTGAATCGCCCCCTGCGCTTCTACGAACCTCGTCCTGTGGACGACTTCGAGGCGGTTTGGCGGTACGTGTGGGACATCGTAGCTGTCTACAACATTTGGGAA